TATGGTAAGCATTTAAGTCTTGAGCGAATTCTGGAGTCCATTGTGCTTTCAATTTACGAGTCTTAGCAACAACTGCTTCAGAACGTAATTGAACGTCGATTTCAGGGATTGTGATAGAAGTATCTACTGCAGCAGAAGAATTAGCTTCGAAATCACCACGTGCATTATCAACTGGTTGTTTGTGGTAAACAACGTCAAAGTTAGATGAACCAGCAGAGCCAGTAGCACCAGATGCTTTAGTGATAGCTGAACCTAATACTACGAAAGATACAGTTGAAGTACCGTTTGTAGAAGTATAAGCTTTTAATGTGTTAGCGTCAACGTTAACAGAAGCAGATACTAATGCGAAAGCACGAACACCTTTAGCATCGAAGTTAGTAGCAGCAGGTAAAGTAGCTGTAACTACTACGTAGTCGCTAGGATTAACACCGCTTTCAAATCCGATAGATGCTGAAGTTGCAGCAGATACTGCGTAAGCTACGTCTTCTTGAGTCTTTGTGTTCAAAGAGTAAGAGAAACGACCTACACCGTAAAGACCACCTGTAGGATCTTGATCTTGAGTATCCAAAGTACCGTACATGTTATCGCCGTCACCGAATGGAGACTTAGCAGTACCGTATTTGAAATCCAAATAGAATACAAGACCTGAAGGTAAGTTCATTGGTTGAACTGATAAAAAGTCTTTTGCAGAGATCTGAGCGAATACTTTACGTACTAAAGGTAAAGCAACACCAGCCCATTGTTCACCGTTACCAGCAGTAAATGTACCACCAGTACCAGTTGTGTTAGCTTCAGCAACGATTTGCTTAGCTTGGTTTTCTAGGATCATAGCCATGTTAGTCTTTTCTTTCTCTCCAGAAAGACCTTCTAACAAGCCTGATTGGCTCCACTTATCAGCCAAACGAACTGCATCAGCAGCTTGGCTTTTGTAAGTGTTTGAGCTTTCCAATAATGAATTAATTTCCATTTTTGTAAGATTTAATTTGTTTGATTGTTATTTTAAATAATTCCTGCCAATTTTTGCATTCTACGAACTGTTTCAGATACTTCGTTAATTACACCTGGATTACTTGCAGTAGTTCCAGTTGCTTTACTAGCGAACCCTCTTGATTCTTTGATAGTGTTAGTTTCTTTTTTAGTTACTAAGCTCTCGCAGATAGTTTCGAATACTAATTTTACTTCCTTAACTGTCTCAGCTTTGTCAAAGGCAGCAATGACATTCACTTGTTGAGTTTCAGATAAATTGTTTGCTTTTAATACTTTGTTTAAATAAAGTAATTTAGCGTTTAATAAATTTACTTCAGATAAATCTTTCTTTAAAGATTGGATTGTTTCTAAAGCTTCATTCATTTGAGAAGAATGTTCTTCTTCTTTTTCTTCAGGAGCTTCCATTACTGGAGCTTCTTCTTTTTCTCCTTTTAATTCAGCAATTTGTCTTTCTAATTCAGCGATTTGTGCTTCTTTAGTCATACCTTCTGCTTCTTCTTCTGGAGCTGGAGCACCGGCTGTTGCACCCATGCCTTCTAGTTCTTTTAAAAGCTCTTCTAAGTCGATTTCTTCGCTGTCTGCAACATCTGATGCTGCTGGACCTTCTAAGTCACCGCCTGCTGGCATTTCTTCGCCAGGAATAGCTTCTTCTTCACCTGCTGGAGCGCCTGCACCCATTTCTTGAGCGATGATGTCACGAATTAGATTTTTAAAGTCTTCAACTGATAAGTCGCTTACTTCTTTATCTTCATCGGCTTCACCCTCTTCTTCTGGAGCTGCTTCACCTTCTGGTGCTTCTTCTGCTGCAGCATCGTCTTCAGATTCTTCTGAATCATCCTCCGCTGCTTCACTGAATCCTAAGTCACTTTCTGCTACTAATCCTTCTTCTGCAATTACCTCTTCTTTTTCTTCTGAACCTTCTAGTTCTTGAAGTTTAGCGGCTAACATATCTTTTAGATGAGGAGTTAAACTCTCTTCTAAAGATTGTTTTGCATTAGCGATAGCGGCTTCACGGACAGATTTGGCTTCAGCAATAGCTTGCTTGAATAAATCTTTGTTTGCCATTTTACAATAAAATTGTTGTGATTTGTACGATTATTAGAATCGTAATAGAAATTTGTAGTGTAGAATACCGTATAAAAACGGTATATTTGTATATAAATATATACTATTTCCGAAAACAGTAAAAATTAGAAAAATTTAGTCAAATATTCCTTTACTTCACCACCTTTAACAGCAGCTAAAGCACTTTCTAAACTTGCTAAACTAATATTTTTTGCTTGTAAAGCCTTAACAGCAGTCACACCTGAAGCAATTAAGAAGATTGCTACTATGATATGAAAGATAGCGTTAGAAATATTATGAGCTTTTTTAGGATCTTTAACAAACTTATGTACAATTGCCTCAATAGGTCTAACATACAAATGATGTAATTGATCAGCTAATTTTCCCATATCTTGGAAATACTTCTCAGCTGCAGAAGGATCTTCGGGTTTAGCACCAAAGTACTGTCGTACTATTTTAGAAGCGTTTCTTCCTAAACGTGCAATTAACCCTAAAATAGCAGGTAATGCTACTATAAGACTGGCTGTAGTTATTAATCCCTCTTTAGGATCATCTGCTTTATCAAATTCTACATCAATACCTTTTGCTAGTGTTTTAAACTCACTACCTAAAGCAGCAGCTAATTGATTTACTTTGTTATCGTCTTCTAATAGAATTTCTGCTAATTTCATTACGCTCTTAGTATGTCGTTTATAATACTGTCTAATTTGCTAAATTTAGATACAGCTTGAGTGCTTTCATTAAGTGATATAGGATTCATAAAAGCTCCATGTGTAGATGGATTAGATACGAAATCCCAGCAAACTAATTCAAAATCTGGTTGTACTTCTAAAGTACCTTCATTTGTTTGTTGAACCGAACCAGTACCTCTAGATGAAATACCTATCGTATGTCCTGCCTTTATAATTTCTTTTACAATGTTACCTGAAGGAGTGTTAAGTAATTCTACTCTACCTAATAACTCATCTCCTTTCCACCATAATTCTTTTATAATATGAGAAGCATTTTTTAGAGAGACTATAGCTGATTCTGGATGATCTAATTCTCCGTATGCATTACCGTTCTTTACAAATTCTTGTATATACTTATCAACTTCACGTTGTAAGATACGTTTATCGTAAACGCGTCCGTTCTGGTTTTTAGCTCCAGCACGTTGCATAATACCCTCTACTTCGAATACTCCAGGTCTTTCCTTAGATTCTCTAAGAATAGGTCTAAAGCTATGTACTTCTACTAATAATGCCATGCTTATTTACTTTTTAAAATTTTGCCTTCTCTTAACGAAAACGTTGCTCCGCTTGAGTTTTTACCGAAACCTAACTGTTCTAACTCTTCTGGAGATAAACGTCTAGATTTAGGGGTCTCTATAGCAAAATACTTAGCCATTACTGGTTTTAAATCTTCTTTGAATGCATTAGATACAGCTGGTGCCATAAAAGAACCAATGTCTTCATAAATAGCTTCAATATCTTCTCTTGTATCTAAATACATTTTTTCAATCTTAGCAATATGAGCTGCTAATTCTGTAGCTCCTTTTCTTATTCTTGCTGCTAAATCTTGATTATCTGAATTCTCGTAATTAATATATTGTTCTAACTTTTCAGCGGCTGCTTCATTCAAAGGTTGTTTGTCTTCTAGTAAGTTTACAATTACCTTCTTCATAGCTTCTTTTAACTGAGCTTTTTTCATACCGTTAAAAGTATCTACTTTGTTATTGTCTTTTACGGCTACCATTTGATCATGCTTATCTACTTTTGGAGATTCTTTAGCCATTAAGTTTAAGTAGTGATTACAATCCTTCTCTAAGTTAGCCATAGCTTTTTTCTTAGCTTTATCGTAATCTTTTTCTTCTACCTTACCTGCAGAATCAATACCCATTGCATCTAATTCAGCATCAACAGCACGTCTAATAGTCTCCGGAGAGTAACTATCTTCTGATTTATTGTCATATACTACTTCTTTTACCTCGGCAATCAAACCTCTATTTTTAAAGATTTGAACTGCGTCTTCGTATCCATTAAAGCGAGTTATAAACTGAGGATATTGTCTCTGAGCATCTCGTAAGAATTCAGCTTTTGTGTATCTGTTCTCGTTTACAGCGTTAAACTTTTCCTGTAGTGTTTTCATTTAGATAGTCTATTAATTTTGTATTCGAAGGTCTGCTTGGGCGGCTTACTTTTTTAAAGCCTAGCTTTTTCGCATAATTCGTAGCTTTGTTATCTTTTTTTCCTCCAAAAGCGTAACGAGTTGCGAATGCATCATTTGCTCCAGGAGTGTAAGTAGAACCACCAACATTAGTAACATTGGCCTCTTGTAGTACTTCTTGTACTAATTTACGTAGTTCACTTAGTTTCATATCGTTTCAAGTTCATGTACTAATTCATAGTACTGCATAAGGTTAACTAAATGGGTATCTCCTATCTTCTCCTTGTTAGACACAGGTTTAATAGCTTTCTTTACCTCTTCTAGTTTAATCTTAATAACCTGATCAGAAACCTTCTGAGACATCTTTTCTACCTTCTCAGCTATCTTTTCCAATTCTTCATTTACTATTGTTCTAAGACGGGTAGTTGAATTTACAGAAGTTATGAACTCTTTCAATATATTTTTTTGTTCCGGAAGTAGATCTTTATAGTTATCGTTAAATTTTTCTAATAAGATCTTAAATGTAAGTAATCTTAAATCTTTATCGTATTTTGAATACTCTTCGATTAAGGTATCTTTTACATCTTCCTCATTTTGTATTTTAGATGTTAAGTGTTCTAAAATTGTTGTTTTATTTTCAATTAAAGAACTAGGATCAACATTTTCTGCATTATTTTGTGTTTCTAATAAGCAGTATAAAGCAGCTAGTGCTTTGTAGTCTCTTACCTGAATTGCAAAGAACTCGTCTACGTTATAGTGAGTTTTTATTTCTGCAATTAACTCATACTTTTGTTTCTTAATAGCAGCTTGATCTAATTTACGAGAGATCTCTGTTATTGTGGATAATATTGCTTCTGCTTTTAAAGGAGATACATTATTATTTTTTGAGATAAATTCATAGAGTTTATACTCTTTAGCTAAAGAAGATTTTCCTGCATAGAATTTTTTTAAGATACTAACTGCTGGTGAGTCCTTTTTAGATAGAGTATCTGATGCGATTTGCTTAACAAGCAATTCGAATATTAACCCTGTGTTTTTATACTTTGAATGTTTTACTTTCATCTTATAGGTTTCCTATTATAAATATGCTTTATTCACCTAAATCTCTAATATTGTCTTCTTTTAGTAGATTTGAGTCATCTTTCTTTTGAGTATTAAAAACCATTTCCTTTAATACTTCTTTATTTCGATGATATATAGCCTTTGTATTTAAGCCTTCCATTACGTTTTCATTATCGCTTGGATAACCGCCTTTCATACCGTGGCTACCTAGTGGATCGCGTCCTCCTAAAGGATTGTCATTAGTGTGGTATATAGACATATTCGTTCTAGGTCTTCCTCCTTCCTCTCCTGGGTCCATTAAACCCTTTGGTGGTGATGGATGATCTTCATAACCTGGAGGTACTGAACCTGGACCTGCTCCTGATAATCTATCTGTAGCAGTAGAACGTCTACCGTACATCGAAGCTAGATCGTGAGGAGTACCGTATGATCTTCCTGACTGTGCTGGGTCATTACCTTCACCTTCAATTTGAGCTAATCTGAAGTTTCGTTTGAAATCTTCTCTAATTAATTCTCTCATCTCATTGTACTTATCCTCTGATAAGTGGAAGATATTATCATAGATATAATCTGTTGAGAATAGCTTAGTATCTAACATTTGAGCTGCTAAGTCAATCTTTTCTTTCATTAATGCTACTCTCTCTTGTTCGTAAACAATAGAAGGGTTTGTTAATTTGATTTCAAAGTTAACTAAAGATTCACCTGTAAAGCCTTGAGAGTATAAATGTACTAATGCAATCTTAGTTAATTCAGATTCCATTATCTTTTGTACTCTTTCTACCGTTCTAGCAAAACGAATATCTTCTGCAGCTAATGTTGCTTTACCTTGCAACTCTCCTTCATATCCAAAATAAGCTTTAGGTATTTTTAAAGCAGCAAATAACTTGTCTCTTAAATAAACAACGTCGTTTGTTCCGTCGTACTCTAAACCTTTTGTAGTCTCAATACGAGTAGAAGTATCACCACCCCTTACAGGTAAGTAGAAATCTTCCATCATATTTTGAAGGTTAAATCGTAAGTTATACTGACCATCCTGACCCATATATGGAGTCTTCTTCATAGTGTTGATAGTCTTTTGCATGAACTGTTCAACTTCTGCTGGAGGTATTTGACCTACGTTAATATAGAACATTCTCTTTTCTGGAGCTCTCATGATACGGTGTATTAACATCGCATCTTCCATTAAAGTTAATTGTTTGAAAATCTTACGAGCTGGTTCTAAATAAGAACGTCCATAAGGTAAGTAGTTAGTATCTGAGATTAACCTAAAGTGAGCTACTTCGTAATTATCTAATTTAATTACTTTTTTATTAGTATTTGGAGTATAGTTAGGACTCTGAGAAGTAGCTAGACCGTCTAAATCAATTTGGAAAGTAACTTTTGTTGGGTTTTCATGATCTTCTCCTTCGTGACGAGAAACATGATAAACTGTGTAAGGTAGTATATTATATACTCCTAAGCCTTCTGCTATCTCTAACTTCAAAAAGAAGTCACCGTACTTAACCATGTTACGAGTCCAAGACCATAAATTAAATTCGATATTAAGTACATCGTAAAATAAATTATAAAGAACTCTTTGTATATTTTCGTCAGAAGATCTAATTGCTAAAACTTCGCCAAAGTCGTTTTTTACAGTAGCTTCATCGGCTATAATATCTAATGCAGAAGCTAAAATAGGATCTGTATCCATTGCTTCGTAGTCAGAGTATAACTGTATTCTTAGAGTTTGAAAGTTTAAGTTTGGATTGAATATATTTCTATTGTTATAGATATATAATCTACTAAACCTATCTATAAGAGAATTGGTCTGGTACTTACCAGTTGTCTGTATTTGGTTAGGATCGATTACTTTTAACTCATCACCACCTACATTACGTATAATAACGTCTGTAGCGAATAGTCGTTGTAATCTACTAAATAAGCCTTTATCTGCCATTTAATTAAAATGTCTTTAGTTATAAATAGATTCGTTTAAAATAACCAGCTAATATCTTCTTTCTGCTGGCCACCCATGTCTATAAGATACGGATTATTTCGGTGGGATCCAACTGTTGATATAACAGCTTGGTTTCTTGCATTAAGATTTCCAAAAGAGGAAAGCTGTGCTCTAGCTAAATCCATCCCTTGTTGTCTCAACCTTAATGCTGTATCTCTTACATACAGTGAGGTTGCGAAGGCCATAACTAAATCGTCATTATAATTCGTCTGAGCTTGAGCTTTTCCGTTTTTCCAAACAAATACTCTCATTTCCTGGATAAGTCTTTTAGACTGTATAGTTACTCCTTTTTCCCTAATATACTCAGTCATCTTCGCTATTACTAAAGGACGTGTTCTCATCGACATTGTGAAGCCAGGAACAAGTTTTTCCCTTTCGTACTTAGACATATATGATTCTACGGTATCCATGTTGGATGTAGAACTATAGTACATATTTTTATACTCTCTTTCAAGTATCTGTTCTATTGTAGACCACCCGATATTTGCGTTTTCCACCACCAATAAAGCGTCATTATACTCAGATGCAATTCCTACAAGGACGTTTCCAAATTCCTTTGGAGATAACTTTCCTTTATATTCTGCTACCTGAACACAACTCTCTATATCCATTACGTGAAACGTAGAATAGTCAGTAGAGTCACCTCTAGATACGTCGGCTGTAACCATATAGGATTTTTGGTAATCAGGACTTTCCCATACCCATAAATTACCGTCAACTCCTCTTTTCTCTGTTGGATCTTTCTGATAAGTTTCTTCATAGAATATTAAATCTTCTGGTTCAAATACTGTTTCACCTGATGATAAGAAGTCACAATCACACTCCTGTGCAGCCATTCTTGGTCCCAAGTCTCTATCTTGCATATCTCTCCAAGTCTGATTTCTTTCAGGGTGGACAGTCCAAGGTAGTTTAATAGGAACGAAGGAATTTTCACCTGTTTCTGCTTTAGCATATGTAGAATGGAACCAGTTACCGATACCGTTTGGAGTTGATAAAGCCATACATTGACCCCCGGTAGCCAACGTTTGTTGTGCTGCGGTAAAGGTTTCTTCAATGTTATCAATAAATGCGGCCTCATCTATTAAAAGTAAGGATACCGCTTCAGAACGAGCAGCATCAGAGTTACTTGATTTTGCTTGAATTTTTGAACCGTTCTTTAATCTTAACGATAATTTATTCTTCTCTACTGCCTGTAAACGTAACCACTTAGGTAACTGGTCGTACATAAATTGTACTTTTGTTACTAGGTTTCTTGCAGTTGCTTGTGTAGTTGCAAGGGCTAATACGTTTTTGTCTTTATGAAAGACCATTAACCATAAAGAGTAACCAGCTGCTAAGGTAGATATACCAAGCTGTCTAGACTTTAAGGTAATAAGAAATTGATTATCTCTAAATAAATGTAGTACTTTCTCTTGAAATGGATATAAATTAAAGAGAATTCTACCCCTTGTTGGGTGTTGTATATAGCAATACTTCCTCATGAAGTACGCTGGATCTTTAGCACACTTGATGTACTCTTGTGCTATTATGCTTTTAATATCTTGCGACATAACTAATTAATTATATTTCTATTCCTCGAATCTTATCTAAAGTTCCGAATCTAGACTGAGTTGAGTTACTTCCTTCTTTTTTAGTAAAAATACGACGTAGTATTACTCCGTTAATATCTTGTTGTGAGTTTGTGAAGTAAAAATCTCCATCTCTTTTTCTAATGTGAGCATATAAAGTACCGCCGTGCTCCTCTATAAATGTATCAATAGGAACAAACTTTCCATTCTTAAAATGAACTGTGTTTCCTTCTACTTCGAACTTAACTTCCATATCACCTTGGTAATAGTAATCAATAGGTCCGCCCATTGGTATAGTACCTTGAATAATAGGTTTTATTAGTTCTGCAGGTATTTTCCTAGATACATCCGGTATAAGTTTATTTCCTGCTAAGTTTACTCCTTCTAAGTTGTTTGCTTCAACTCTATCTTGATAGAACTGATATGCATCTTCATAAAAGTCTGTTAACCATTCTCGTATTTTGTCGTTAGTTGATGACATTGCTGTCATACCTTTAATACCTCCACCGGCTAATGTAGGTGCTTGATTCCCCTTAGCAGATACTTTTACATCTGCTCCTTTTACTTTCAATATAACATCTGCGTAAGGTTCTGTGTTGAATGAATTTAACCCGTCTACCTTTTCAGCTGCTTGAACTCCGGTTATTTCAACACCATTAGTTCCTTTTAAAGTCTTTACACCAGGTACTGCATTTATAGCATCTATAATACCGTGTTCTTGTCTTTCTGTAGTTTCAATCTTACTTCCCCCAGAGCCTCCAAATTCTTTAGTTTTTTGTAAAGCACTAAAACTAACGTCGTTTCCTTCACTATCTTTAAAGAAAGGAAACTGATTTATTCTAGTACCTCCTATCTTCTTTATTGCATCTACCTCCATCGAGTGGAAGAGTGGTGCATAAGAATCATCAGCATACGTTAAAGTACTTTGACTTCCATCTTTAAATTCAAAAGGGGCTTTGTTTTCTATCTTATTATCAATAACCTGTAATCTAGAATACTTTCTACTAGCATCACTAAAGTCATTCCATTTAAGAACTCCTTCGTCTAATCTGAATCCAAATAAAGATTCAAAGAGATTCATATCCTTTTCGTTAGTAACATCAGGATATCCTTTCTCACATCTATAAGACCATTCTAGTATTATTCTTTCTACTAAGTTCATTATTTTGGCTCTTCTGCTGGTTCTTGAAATTCTACGTCTTCTCCTCCTAAATCTGCTCCACCTTCTTCTCCTCCTTCTGGTGCTGGTGTTTCTTCTGTATCACCTGCTCCATCAGCTCCTGGGAAATCTCCTCCGGTTCCGCCGCTGCCTCCAGTAGATGTTGATGATCCATCATCTTCACCACCTTCGCCTGGTTCACCGCCTGTGTTAGGTCCGTATTTAAGAAGTTCGTTTAATTTATCCAAAGCTTGCTCAAAATCTGCTAATTTGTTAATATAGTAACGTTTACCTTGAATCTGTGCTTCGAAGCCTTTTCCAGTCCATTTTAAGATAAAGTTTTGTTTATTTTTTAACTCAACTCTAAATGTAGAAGGACGAGGTGCTACCCATAAAATTTCTTCTACAAACTCTCCATATTGATTAGTAAGTAGAGATTCTACAGCTTGTTTAAGACTAGGAAACTTACCTAACATCTTATCTGTAGCTGTTTCTAATACAGTCTCTTCACCTGCTTTTTCTAAAGGCTTTTCGTCTGTTTTTTCTTCAGGCTTTTTAGCTGGTTCTTTTTTTGGTTCTTCTTCTTTAATCAATTCCGCTAGTGACTTATCTTCATTTAAAGAACGACGTTGTTTCATCATAGCATATTGACCTGGATATTCAGTTCTCAAGAAATGACGAAGTGCATTAAAAGTTTTACTTACAACTTCAAATACCTGTCTTGCTTTTTCATCTTTACGGATATCATCAATATGCATTAACTCTTTTGTAGCGTCAACAGCTGATGATAGGTTCAAGAATAGATTTTCAAAGCTAGGTAACTGTATAACTTTATGTCCTACAGATCCAGTTTCAGCATTTACTTTATCTGTTTTAAAATATGTTGATAAGTCTTTGTTAAAAAAATCTTCATCTTTTATAGGTCCGTACTTATCTTCTATTGATTTTAAAAAATCTTTAGGAACATCTTTTGGCTTTAATGTATTACCTTCTTCATTTACCTCATTATCAACTTCTTCTTTAAAAGGTCTAGGACAAGGAGTTCCTTTAACATGAGTATGTCCACATCTTCCGCAGTATGTAGCTTTCTTTTCAGCTAGTACCTCAAAATAAGCTTCTTCTATAAGTTCTTTGAATTCTGATTTATTCATTATTTCAAGAATGTTAATTTGTATAGAGTGCTTTGAATTAAATCAATAACGGTATCTACACTATTTTGAATATTTGAATCTTGTGGTAAATTTGCTCTTTCGGCTTCTGCCATATCTAATAACGCTTTAAAATACTCTACTACGTTATTATCTTCTAAGTAAGGAGCTGGTGTTTTATATCCTTTTACTATACCGTAACGTCCCTGTATTAACTCTACCAATGCATCAATAGTGGCAGGCATACCTGTGTAGTATGCACATAAAGCCATATGTTGTGCATATGAATCTGACTGTAGATGGTATATATGAGCTTGTGTAGCTGATTCTAGGATCATTGAAATGAATGCAGTAGCTTTACTGTCTTCAGTCACTTCTGGTTGATCTCCTGTTTGAACTTGAGGTTCTACTTCTGTAGAAGGTACTTCTACTTCAGGCGCTTCTGCCTTAACGGCGTTCATCTCCTTAGATATTTCTTGAACAGCTTTTCTCAATTCTTTTATCTTCATTATTATTGTATTTTAATATCCTTGGCGCTTTATAGAAGCATGTATAAAGTTAACTGCATGTGCCATTGGAATATCCCATATCTTAGCTAACTTCTTTATAAAGTTTAATACCATTGCATCGCCTTCAGGATTAACTCCTCCTTCAGCAATTCCTCCTCTATTATCACTTACTATTTTAGCATTTTTTAAGATTGCAGTAAATTGAGGTGTTCCGCCTTCAATAAAACCAGCTACTGGGTTGAATTGATCATCTACTTTCTGTAATACTACTATACCTCTTTGTCCGATTTGACATTGAAATTTATGCCCTCTAAACTCTATAATATCCCCAATACTGTATGCTTTACCGGTAACATCTACTGCTGTCTCATCTCCCTCTCCTTCTTTTTTCATTGACTTTTCCTTAGCCATCATAGCTTGAACCTTGCCGATAGCTTCCATATCTTTAGGTGTCATCTTCATTCTACGAGTAAATTCTTTAGTCTTAGGATCTTGTACTAATTCTGTTTCACCTTTTACTTCATTCATATCAACGTTACTGTCGATTACTTCAATATCTTGAGTACCGAAATCCATCTGTAGGTCGTATGCGAGTCCTGGGTTAGTTAAGTAATAAGTATCTGAACCATCTATTTCTACTGCTTTACTGTAAGCTGGGTTATCATTGATTAGCTCTAATGCTCTTTTTGCATCTCTAATAGCTACTTTAATATAGAATTTTTTATTACCGTACTGTATGAGAATCTTTTGAGCTTCAGCATCAGAAAGAGATGTAATAAAGTTTTGCATCTCATTAGCGTCATCTGGATCTATATCATTATCGTATGCAAAATTTTCATACTCTTCTAAATCCATATCCTCAATAAGTTCCTGTACTTCATCTTGTAGACTATAATCAGGAGCCTCATTAACTGCTTTACCTACTTTGTATAAATCCGATAAAGCTATAGTACTTACTTTTTTAGTTTTTAAATCTTCTACTTCTGCTTTTCCGTCTTTGATAGCTTTAATAGAAAACTCTTTTACATTATCTTCATCTGTTGAAGCGTATTTCTTAGCTACAGTATCACCTACTTGTAAGTCTTGAGCTTCAGCAAGTTTAGCACCTGCTTTCTTTTTCTTCAAATCATACATTTTATTTCTAGCTGCATCTCTCTCTGCTGGCATCTTTGCTGTATCGTTAGCAATAGTTTCTAAATCTGCGTAAGATTGTTCTGCTGCTTCACTAAACATCTTTTGGAAGCCTGCGAATTTCTCTGGGAAGTATGCTCTATAATAAGCTCTCTTAGCATGATCAATTAAACCATCTCTATCCGAATCGTACTCTTCCCATTCGTTCCAGTAAAAATCTACAGCTTCTTCTACTGCTGATTCAAAATCAGCATCAAAAGGCATTGGCATTTCTTTTGGTTCTCCTAAGTCTTTGTGAATAGATCTATTCATTATACCTTGGTCTGATGAACCCCAATCTTCTTTTAATACAGCTTTTTTAATAGCCTTGTCTTTTACGCCTTTATATTCTGCTTCTGGAGATTCTACATCTCCGTCTTTATCAAAGTCTTTCTTAGCTTTTTTAGCTTCTGTCTTATTCATGGCTTTTTTAATAGCCTTATCTTTTACGCCCTTGTATTCTTCTTCAGGCTTCTCTATTTTTCCGTCTTTATCGTAATCTTTCTTAACTTCATTTACAGATGTATCTAATTCTTGATCTTTACCAGTTCCGGCAACAGCAGCATCTAATTCAGCTTCTAATTTCTTTTTCTCAGCTGTTAAAGCCTTTAACTCCGGTACTACAGATTGATCACCACCTTTGTATTTAGCTGCAAGAGCTTTCATCTTAGCGACAATCTCTCCATGTTTTTTCTGTATGCTTCCTACTGAGGCTTCATTTACTCCTTCAAATTTATTTTTATCTGAGTAAGACTTATATAAAGCTTCTGCTTCATCACCTTTTCCGGCATCTTTTAACTTAACTATTAAGTTTCTTATATGTTGAGCTTGCTCTGATCCTCTTTTATACCATCTATGGTCATCTGACATCATATAGTACCAGTCATGAGACTGTAATGCTTTTTCTAATTGTTGCATCAAATCTTCTTCTCCTTCACCTTCCTGCATATTTCCGTCTAGCTTAGCCCATACTTTTAATAAGTTAGCTTTAACTACATCTTTATTTACAAAAGGTTCGCCTGCTCCCTTCACTCCTACTTGTCCTATAATTTCAGTAAAAGTAAAATCAGAAAGAACGATATTTTTATCCTGGTCTATATGGAAGGAGAATTCATCTTCTTTTCCGTCTTTATATTGGAAGAATGTATCAAAAGCCATTGGTTCTAATCGTAAGATCTTTCCACTAGCTATTTCCATACCGTCTTCTTTTAAAGCCATTGCTACAGCTTTCGCTACTTCTTTAGCAATTTCTTTTGTTTGATTTGCATCAAATTGAAGACCTTCTTCGGCTTCCTTAATTTTTTTAGTATCTAAAGGTTCTCCTTTTTTATGGAGCTGTACTTGCACACCTTTCTGTGCTAATTCTTTAGCTTTGTTTTCGTCGTCTGTATGAATTACTCCTTTATCCATTTCTAGTATGAGGTTGATTTTTTTCTGTAAAGATTCTTGTAATTGAATCAAATGTTTTTCTAATGTTTTCACCTGACTTGGCTTAACTATATCAGGGTTAGCCTGAATTGATAAGATTGCTTGTTGTACTTTTTCTAAACGAGCTTTCAGTTCTTCAAAAGTCATCGGTGTAATATTTTCTTTCATGAGGTATGAAATAAGTATTTTATATACAAATAAATAGGTGTGTTTCTTATTTGACCTTTATACAGATATCCTTACCGTCTTTCGTACCGCCATATCTATATCCATCCCAACAAGCTTTTCCGTCTACACCTTTCTTTTTCTTACCTTCTAATGCCATTTGATTAGGATCAGGTTGACTCTCAAGTTCATGGTAGCTAGTGTTAGCCTGGTTAATAAAGTTCTGTGCTTGAGATATATGATCTTGTATCCAACCTGGGATATCTTTTTCGTCTGGGCCAATCTTATACATTAACTCTCCAGCGTTCTTAATTATATCTTCTAACTGACCTATAGCCATAGACACTTCATGATCTTCAGCTTCTTTCTGAATTTTAGAAGATCTTAACACTTCTCGTATAGCTTGGGTTAATTCTGATTTTTTCATTTACAATGGTAGTTTAAATATCTCTGTAATGCTTTCGCAAAATGTGTTCCTTTATCTTCTAACTTAGCTTTCTCTGCTCTTACTTTAGAACAAGATAAAGTACCTAATCTTTTCTTTAGTATACCAGGTTTAACAGGATCATCTATCCCTTCCATTAACATCTCCATTAAGTGAGATATATCTACTACCCATAACTGAGGGTCAATTCCGTTTTTTACTAATCCTGAAAGTCTTGTATTTCCTGCTACTAAGTCGTAGTCATTTTCGCCGAATTTTACAACGATAGACATTTCTATAACTCCTTTTTCAAATGCTTGTTGAAATCTTTCTCTTTTTGCTTTTCGTAATCTATCAAATCTTAAATCTACGTTACCTAATACTTTTCTAATTTTTGAGAATGCGATAGGCTTCCCTTGTTTAGCTATCTCTATCCACTTCTCTTTACCCATGTCCTCGAATTCCGGATATCTAAGTGCTTCCTCCCATTCGTTTTCAAAGTTAGGCTTGGTGTACTGAATCTGTTTAGCTTCTAAAAGTATATCAATAAGTTTCATATTACTTATGGTTTTGTAGCATTTCAAATAACAGAGCTGCTAGACCTGCAAATAGAATCCATAAAGCTTTATTTACTCCATTCTTCCACTTTTTTAACTCCTCTAATTCCTGCATGTTTTTAGTATATTCTTTCTCATTAGATTGGAGAGAAAGACGGAAATCTGTATTTTTGTTAGTCTTAACAACAAGTCCGTCTTCTGGGTTGAGTAGCATAAATTTTAGCTCTGAAATGTCTTCTTTAACATCTTTCATGTCTTCGAGCATTATCTTCAACTCACCGTTAGGCATATGTGTTTTTATATGCTTAAGTTCTAATAATACGCCTTCTAATAGCTCTTTTTGTGTCATTATATAAAATTAAATAAAAAAGGTTATCTATAAATAGTTAACTATCTATATTACTCTTCAAGTGTTTTAAGTACTCTTGTAGCTTATCTAAAACTTCTTTCTTAAACTTAGAAGTATTACTCTTCCAATCTTCTATATCCCCCTGCTCAGTAACGAAACTGTCTTTATCGTTTAAAGAATCTAAAACCCAAGCTTCTATATCTATAGCAAAAGCTTGCATATTACCTTGCATCATTCTCTTTTGATATGCTTCGTATAACCCGGTCTTCTTTAATGTATCTTCGTACTGTATTGTACAGTCAAAGCACATTTTATGAACATTATACATTTTTTTATGTAGATGATGTTCCATAGACCCACTACATTTAGGACACCTCAACGGTACTCTAACAGCTTTCTTGGCAGAATCTAACTTAGTTACATTCTGTCTTATTCCGTTTTTAATAGTCCATTGCTTACCTGCTTCTTCCCAAACATCTCCTTCTTTGTACCGTTTAGTTTCTTTTTGATAACCTACACTTGACTTAGTCTTAGCAGTATAATCTTTATTTACTAAATTCCTAACCCTTTGTACATCACTTTGTTTAAATTCCTTTTTTAATAAGGTCTCACTCATAACCAAGTTCTTTTAGTTTTGCTATAACCGGTGCTATATTTCCATGAAGACATCTGATAGCTATACCACCAGCTGCTTCCCACTGTTCTATATTTGATTTTTTATCGTCAATTAAAATTGAATTAGCATTTGCATATCTCTGTTTATCTGCTGAATATGCAAATATAACTTTAGGTTTTGGTGATAAGTTATTTTTTACCCATAAGTTTTTACCTAATCTCGAATTATCATGTCGGGAAGGAGAACTTAATATCTTAGCGTCGTACTTTGAAATAAAATTCCAAAGTTCTTTACCTCCACTCATCCAACCCATACCTACCCAAAATTTAACACCTACTTTATTGTCTATTAATTCCCAGAAGCCAGCTGCACCGTGTTTTGCCTCATATTGATCTGGTTTCATGCCAGAATAATGTTCAAACCTTTCTTCAAAGTCTGTCAATACTCCATCCATATCACAGTAGATTTGATACTGTGGTTTTTCTTTTTCTACTTCTAGTAACTCAAATAAACTTTTCATATAACCTTTATTTTTTATTTTTTTTAGAATCTTCCCAATTGCGGAAAATCATATTACCTTTTAAATATGCTTCTTCTTCTAATGCTGCTAATTCTTTATCTGCAGTAGTATCTGTTGTTCCTCTATTACCTAATCTACCTTCTAGATTTTGCATATGATGAATCATTTCATGAGCAAAAGACCTAGTAACATCTTTAGGATGTCTTCCGGCAGCGTATAAAACAATCTCTTTATCTCCTGGGTTGTAATATGCTGTTTTACCGAAGAAGTTTTCTGCTTCAGCTATATCTCTACGTATCTTGACTTCTGGTAATGGTTGAACTGTTAAACCTTCTCTAATCATATACTCTAAAAGGTCAGCAAAATGATTACCGTAGTCGTAGTTATTAGGCATATCTGAAGTATTGTACGGAGATTCTCCTTTCGTTTTAACAACTATACGATCACCGTTCATTTCAGCTTCGAATCTATCATCTATAACAGATTTGATTGCTTCTAAT